ACCAGTATTGACGACATCGTCAAATACTCAGATCTGATTTTTAGCGAAAGCGAACTCAGTATGCTGGGGTCAATAATTGGCTTCTGGTTCGGAAGCCGCCAGTGGGGCAAGAAGTGAAACTGAGCCCGGTAGGCGAAACCCTCATGCACAAGTATGAGGGATTTAGGAGTAAACCCTACCTCTGCCCCGCCCACATCTGGACGATCGGTTACGGCCACGTGCTGTATCAGGAGCAGATCAAACTGCCGTCCGTGCGCAAAGAAGGCTACACCGGGATGCTCAGGAGTGAGTTCCCGTTGAAACCGGAGGACAACCGTGTTTGGACTAAGACGGAGATCGACGAACTATTCCACGCTGACGTCGTCACTTTTGAACGTGGTGTTCTTCGACTTGTTCCCCCTGTACTTGGGCGTCAAGGCAGCTTTGACGCTCTGGTCAGCTTTGCCTTCAATGCAGGGCTAGGCCGACTGCAAAGCAGCCAGATCAGGATGAAGGCCAACCGAGAAGACTGGGATGGCGCTGCCGCAGGGTTCAGAAACTTCATCACCGGGGGTGGCAAAGTGCTGCCGGGTCTGGTAAAACGCCGTGAGGCGGAGATTGCCCTTTTCTTGTCTTGACAGGAAAATACCGCTATGCCTCAACCCTTCTCCGCCCGCTTACGTTCCCAGTACGCCTTCATGGCGTCTGATTGGCGTTTGCGCTGCTCTGGCGACCGCAGTGTCGCGGCGCGTTTGGCGGCGATGGTGGGATCGGTGTTTAGCACCTTGTGGTACTCGCGCATGGGGTTGTCTGAAGACAGCAGTCGCTTTCGCCGCCGCGCTCTTTCTTCTTCTGAATGGATGGACTTACCGATTCTCTTGGCAGACATCATGGTTCGGTACTCAGGGTCTGCCCACTTGGCTTTGATTTTCTCGCGCACTTCGGGGCGCTTGGCGGGGTTGGCGTCACCAGAAAACAGCGCGCGCACGTCGGGGTCAAGCATGCGTTTACGCTGCCGCGCTCTTGCGGCTTCGCTTCGTGCTGGGTGGTTAGGGTTCAGCATGGCCTGCCGAAGTTTTTCTCGGTGTTCTGGGGTTCGTGCATGAGCGCCGTCACCACCAGACGTGAGATTAGTCAGAGGCCCAGTGCCGGTCTGCACACGTCCAATTTCGGCGATAAGTCGGCACTCCAGAGCAACGCCTTCTTCGACAGAGGGTACGGGGCGCAACTCGATGATCACACGATCAACGCCAATCTCGATAAGTTTTTGTTTGCACAACCAACTGCGGTTGCCGTTGTTTCTAGGGTTGCTACGCCTTTCGTTTTTGGTAAATCCAACGTAGAACGGGGTACCTTCCGGCGTCTTCCAGATGTAGACATACATGGTGTTCTCCTAATTGATGGCAGGCCAGTATAATGCTTCAGAAGATTTTGTTCAAGCCGGGGGTGAACCGCGAAAACACGCGGTACACCACCGAAGGGGGATGGTACGAGTGCGACAAGATTCGTTTTCGTCAAGGCAACCCTGAAGTGATCGGCGGCTGGGAGCCGCTCTCCCTGTCCACGTTCCTGGGCACCTGCCGCTCCATGTGGAACTGGGTGACGCTCAACAACCTGAACCTTGTCAGCGTCGGCACCAACCTGAAGTTCTATATCGAGCGAGGTGGCGCGTACTTTGACATCACGCCGATTCGCGTCACCACCACACTCCCCGCCGACCCCTTCACGGGCAACGGCACCACCACGGTTACGGTCAACGCGCCTGCCAACGGAGCCTTGAGTGGGGACTTCGTGACCTTCAGTGGGGTCACGGGCACCTACGCTTCGCTGCTCAACGGCGAGTTCCAGGTTTCCAACGTCACGACCAACTCGTACACCATCACGGTGGCTTCGGCTATTCCGGCGGGGGCTACGGGCGGGGCGGCGGTATCTGCCGCATACCAGATCAACACCGGACCTGAGTTTGCTATTCCCTTCACGGGTTGGGGCGCGGGCACGTGGAGTTCTGGTGCCTGGGGCGTGGGCGGCACGACCACTACAGACTTGCGTGTCTGGAGTCAGGGCAATTGGGGCGAGGACCTGGTCTTTGGCCCGCGCAACGGCGGCATCTACTACTGGGACGCCACGACTGGGGTGGCCACTCGGGGGTTTAATCTGGCTACGGCTGTCGGCGCGTCTGATGTGCCTACGGTGCAGAACTACATCTTTATCTCCGACATCAACCGTTTTCTGTTTGCTTTCGGTTGCAACGACTACGGCAGTTCAACGCAAGACCCGATGCTGATTCGCTGGTCAGACCAAGAAGACGCCTACAACTGGACGCCTTCGGCTACCAATCAAGCAGGCAGTTTGCGCCTGTCTCACGGCTCGGAGATCGTGACTGCGGTGCAGGCACGTCAGGAAATCGTGGTGTTCACGGACTCGTCGTTGTACTCCCTTCAGTACTTGGACGCTCCGATCTTCTGGGGCGCTCAGCTTCTGGGCGACAACATCTCCATCGTCGGGCAGAACGCCGCCATCATCGCCTCTGGCGTGGTGTACTGGATGGGCGTGGACAAGTTCTACGCCTACGATGGTCGCGTGCAAACGCTCAACTGTGACCTGCGTCGATACGTGTTTAATGACTTTAACCAGTCCCAATCGCAGCAGGTGTTTGCCGGTACCAACGAGGGTTTCAATGAGGTCTGGTGGTTCTACTGTTCAGCTAACTCCACCGTCGTTGACAAGTACGTTGTGTACAACTACCTTGAGGGGGTTTGGTATTACGGGACGATGAACCGCACGGCTTGGCTCGATTCCGGCCTGCGTGACTTCCCGATGGCGGCTACCTACAGCCACACGCTTGTGTATCACGAGGCGGGCTTGAACGACAACGTCGCGGGCACTCCTTCCGCAATCAACGCTTACATCTCATCGTCCGAGTTCGATATCGGGGATGGCCACAACTTCGGTTTTGTGTGGCGCGTGATCCCCGATCTGACGTTTAGCAACTCTGAAAACGACCCCAACACAGGGTTGTCTCCTCGCGTCACGATGTCTTTGGCGGGCCTGTACAACTCGGGCTCAGGCAGGATTGATACAGCCAGTGGCTTGGTGGCCAAGAGCAGCACTTACCTACTGACCGAAGAGTTCACGGGGCAGATTTATACCCGCGTGCGGGGACGTCAGATGGTGTTTGAGATTGAGTCGAATCAGTTGAACACGACGTGGCAGTTGGGCGCTCCGCGTATCGACATCAAACCGGACGGGCGGCGATGAGTTTCCTTATCGAAAATGTCACTGTACCTGCGCCACCAAATCTGCCCCTGGCCCCGCGGGACTACGAGTCCCGTTATCACGAGCAGTTCAACAACGTCCTGCGCCTGTACTTCAACCGACTTGACGCACTGCTGAGGGGCCTCGTGACTACGACCACACCCATCCCCATTTCCATCGGCGGCACCAACACGGATGCCTTTGGGCGGTTGCGGGTCAGCCAACCCTACACGTTGTTTGACTCTCAGCAACGCTACGCCCCAGATAACCAATTCGACACGAGCACGGCCAACGGCGCATCAACCACGTTCCTGAGCAACGAGTCTTCGGTGCAGATGTCAGTGGCCGCGACCACCAACTCGGAGGCTGTGCGACAGTCGTTCCGCTCCATGTCCTACCAACCGGGCAAGGGGCTGTTGGTTCTCGCCACCTTTGCTTTCAACACCCCCACAGCCAACATCCGGCAGCGGGTGGGCTACTTCAACACCCAAAACGGTGTGTTTTTCCAGGCCGACGGCACAACGCTGTCGATGGTTTTGCGGTCTGATTCTTTGCCCACGCCGGGAACCCCCAGCGACATTCGCACAATTCCGCAAGCGCAGTGGAACGGCGACAAGCTAGACGGCACCGGAGCCTCCGGCCTGACGCTCGACCCAAGTAAAACGCAGATTTTTTGGTGCGACTTTGAATGGCTTGGGGTCGGCTCAGTGCGTACTGGGTTCGTGATCAATGGCCAGTACATCGTTTGCCACACCTTCAACAACGCCAACGACATCGGTTCGGTCTACATGACCACGGCCATCCTGCCGGTGCGCTACGAGATCAAGAACCTGTCTAACCTCACCACCGCGAGCATGAAGCAAATCTGCTCGACGGTTATCTCTGAGGGGGGCTATGAACAGTATTCTCCAAGCCACTTGGCGCGGCGCACGACCAAACTGAGCAACATTCAACTGACCTTTAAGCCAATTGTGTCGATCCGTTTGGCTTCGACGGCGCTCGGTGCGGTGGTACTTCCGGGGCGTATGCAGGTGGCACCAATCGTCAGTCAGACCTACGAGGTTGCGCTGTTCTTCAATTCCACCCTGACGGGCGCTTCATGGTCTGCTGTCAGCACAGATGCCAATGTGGAGATGGACACGTCTGCCACTGCTATGACGGGCGGCACTTTGGTGCAAACTGACTATTTAGACGCTTCGGGCAGCGGCGGCAAACAACCCCTGGTAGACCCTGCCGGGTATAACTGGGCGCTTCAGCTAGGGGTTTCCCTTGCCGGGGTCAGTGATACGTTGACGCTGGCGATCCGCACACTGGATTCTGGAACTCCGCAGGGCGAGTGCTACGGCACTATCGCTTTCTGGGACCTGACCCAATAAAATCGACACAGTCTTCTGCTGGCCACAGCTCAAGGAATAAAGATGGCAAACGACACTTCCGGCATCATGGCTCTGCCTGCGATGGACCAGCAACAAGGACCGGGGCCCGCGGCCCAAGGGCCAGACGCAGAAGCCGTTTTTGCTCAAATGCGCCAAGGGGTCAGCCCCAAGGAATTTTCGAGCGAACTTCTTGGCAGCGCGGCTCAAATTGACCCGAGCGCAGTCGAAGAGCTCAAGTCGGCGATTGATGGCTTGGATATCCCTGCGGAGACGCTTGCTCTTCTAAACCAAATGGTGGACGAAGTTCTGGCCAACCCCGGGAACTACGAGGCCATCAAAGAGAAATACAAAGCGCAGGGCGTTACAGAGGACGTCCTGCCAGCGCAGTTTGACCCGCAGTTTTTTGCAGCGTTGAACCTGGCCCTGGACCAGGTCGGCGCACCTTCAGCTCCTGCGCCCGAAAAGTTTGCCAACGGCGGAATTGCGGAACTTAGCCCTGTGGCCAAGGCCATTGCGGCACAAGGCCGGCACGGCGACACGATGCTGGCGCACAT